ACGTCTGAATTGCCGCTAAACGCACCCATAGCTGCGAGTACAGCTAATGCTATGCCGACATAGGGAATAGCTGCCATTGCAGCCGCCCCAATACCTGCGCCTGTAACACCACCTAAAGCGCCAACAGTTGCACTAGTGCCAGCCGCCCCAAACGCTGCTGTTTGACTAGCAAGCATTGCCGCCTGAGATGCCCCTGCACCCGCCGCCATGAATGATGTGGACGCACCAATCGAACCGACTGCTGCACCAACACCCCAATCTGCTGCTGTGCTGAAAAACGAGGTTCCAGCATTAAACATGTTTGTCATGCTGCTGACATTGGAGGGATTTAATGCTGTACTTGCGCCACCAGTCATAGGACTTGCAGTAGCACTTCCTGCTGCACCACCCGTTGCCAATCCAAAACTGGCAACTAACTTTTGAGTAGTCATCATATGCAGCATTTCGGCCAGCCATTTTTGTGCGGCCTGCTTAACAAAATCTAACGATGTCATTGATCCAGCGACAAAGCCCTGCCACATATCACGAAAACCTGAGTCAAGTTCCTTTTGTGTGTTCTTCCATACCTCAAGGAACGGATCGGCGGCCTCTGTTGTTTCTTCTACTTTCTCTTTAAGTTTTTCTGTTGATTCAGCAGATTTCTCAGCGGTTTGCCCGTATTGCCCCATCAAAGAATAAAATTCTGACAATGAAATCGCGCCTGCGTCATAAGCCGCATTGATATCGAACAACACGTCTTGAATATGCAGATCGCGTAACTTTTCCAGTTCTCTTTGAAATTCAGACTGTTTTTTAGCTACTTCGCCTAACCCATCTGCCGCACTTTTTAACTGATCTGTATACGCCTTAACATGAGCGTTATTTTCACCAAGAACACCGCCAAACTCTTTACCTTCTTCTTTGGATTTTTTAGTGATATCAAGCAAGCCTTTAAGCGACGTTACTGCTTCTGCTAAATCTTTTTTTAATGACTTGTAATAAGCGTTTGACGCTGAAACGCCTTTTTTATCAAGCAATTGAATTTGAGTCTCAAGACGCAAAATTTGTTTTTTTGTGGCAATAATTGCTTCTTGTCTTTTCTGTTCTGCCTTTGCCCTTTGTTCTTCACTTGCATAAAGTGCTTGATACCTGGTCATGAATAAAACAAGGGAATCTACTGAATTCAAAAGTTCTTTTAAGTTACTGAGCCAATAACTCAACACTTCTACTACAGTACTACCATCGCCTAAGGTCTTCCACAGCAATTTAAACGTTCCTGTGAGTACGCCAACAGAATCAGAAACAACAGTGAGGATATCATTCAATATTCTCATTGAACTTTCAGAATTTCTAAATTCACGCAGAAACTCTGCAACGCTTGCCGCTGCATCTCTGAATACTGAATTACCCTGATTCAATTCAGCAATAAATAACGCCCATTCGTTCTTTACGCGATCAAATTCAGCCGATATAGTATGAGTAACAATATCACCAACATCACCGACACTCACTTGCAGCCGTTCAAACGCTTCAATCATCATGTCGGTTCTGATAAGACCTTTTTCGGCCATATCAAAAATATTTTGCCCAGTCTCTTCTGCGATGTCCCTGAAAATTGTAGCTAATGCCGGCAGGTTCTCGACGACTGAGCGAAATTCGTCCCCGTCTAATTTTCCTTTTGACATGGCCTGGCTCAGCTGCCTGACACCTGCGATTGATTCTTGAGTGGATGACCCTACGGCCTTTGATGCGAGGATAATTGCTTTATTCCATCCGAGTATTTCATCGACTGAAAAGGCGTTTTTTGTGGCAACGGCAAATCGACCGACCGTGTTGCCTAGCGAGGAAAATTCTACACCAACTTCATGCGCTGCATCTGCAACTTTTTCAAGCCCTTTTGCATCGCCAGTTAAAAATTTCATCCGACGGTCGAGCAGGGTTACTGATTCTGCTGAACGCTCAATAGATAATGCCAACCGTGTTGCCCTGGCTGCCATATACCCGAAAATAGTAATAGACGTGATAGGCGCAAGCAATCTGCGGAACCTATCCATCTTGGAATTACTTCCGTCAACTGTGGTGTTTAATTTTTTTGCATGTTTATCAACATTGTTTAATGCACGTATTGCATCACTATCTTCACCAGTGATGTAAAACTTATATTTATAGTTTTTATCTGCCATTTCTAATCGCTTCTAATGCGCCTTGCTCTATGTCCTGTACATCAAACAATAAATCTAATTCGTACTTAAACGCACGTATTACGACTTCAACGCCAGAATAATTCATCCCGGTTATGCCGCCCATAGTTCCGTTCCATTGGGTTTGACATCTATTAAACACCTCAAATGCTTTATAGTTCTCTTCCCATATTTCAAATACTTTTTCTTCTGGGATAGGCAGGTTGATGCCTAAAAATTCTGCATCGGCTTTTGCCTCCGTTGTATCTTTAGTATTCGATGCAAATGCCTTTCCCAGATCGATTAGTTTTTTCTTCTGGCTCCTTCTAACCCCAGAGGCGAATTAAGTGCAATAAACTCGTTAATGATAGGCATTACCGCGTCTTTGTCTTCCAATACTGAATATAAAAGATCGTCATCAAAAGCAACTTCGTTATCTTCATCATCAATAATGCCTTTGATATCAAGTATATTCCCATGCATTATTTCTGTTAACTTTTGAATGTCCTTTACTGGCTCGCCTATTATTTTCCCGTCGTCATCAACCTCTGGCTTTAGGCCATCTAAAAATGATTGAAATTCGCTATTTTTTAATACACGATATGTGACAGGCAAGGTATAAATAACCTTTTTGTTTTTATCATCAACAGAGTCAAACTTGACCTTAACTTCAACTGACTTATCTTTACTTGAAACCTTGAATTTCATGTTAGTGCCTTATGTTAATGTAATTGAAAATTCATCATTCCCTGATGAAGATGGAGTCACCACGAAAGTAAAATCGTATCCGTTGTCGCCGTCAATATCAACTTCTGACATTCCGGTTAACTGAACATACGGTAGATTCACAGTATGAATATTACCTGCTGTAGTACCATGAACAATATTGATTGCTACAGTTGAAATACTTGAATGTGACTCAAGGCTGGTAAAGTAATTCTTTGTACTTAAATCTGGCGCCTTGATTACAATATTACCTGTTACATTTCTATCGCCAAGAATAGTTGATCGGCAATTTGGTGCATCACGTCTTGAGATCTGATTGCCTAAATTCATGGTAAATGAGCTTAAACATGCCGCTGTACCGCCGACAGTAACAGTTGGTGTGTTATCTTTTGTCACGGCAACGGGGGCAATATAATCGCTGGTATCACCAGATATTGCAGTTGCTTGAGTCGGAGTGACATACGAACCCATCATATTATCGAACTTGTACATGGGTAATGCACCCGCTGCCAGTTCAAGTGACATATTACCCCTGACCCCTGTTGTGGTATAAAACAAGTGATCGCCATCATCCTGTAACCGCAAGAATTGTAATGTTGCCGATTTAAACCCGGTTGAGACTGGTGTAAATTCATGATCTGCAGCGTCATTTGTTGACGCAAGCCCGCAAGCCAGCATCAAATCTGCATATGCCGGCGCTGTTCCTGCCGTTCCTGAAGCCGCAAATTCAACACCAAACGACAAAACATTGTGCGGGTTAACGTTAACTTCAGTTGATGCGCCTAATGCGTCTGTATCAAAATTACGACTTATCTTATTACCCTGGTAAATATTCATAGTCAAATCTGATGTTAATACCGCATCAGTACCAGTTAATGTTTCTGCTGTATCTTCTGTAGCTTCTTCACCAGCAAGTAACAATTTACTCTTGAACTTCATTTTCTTCTTCCTCTAAATCAATTGGCGAGGTATCAACTGATTCATCATCAGATTCTTTCCTCATGAGTTTCCCATTAGATATAAAATACCTACCACCACATTTAATGTTGAACGAACCATCGTCATTCGATGTATATTCTTTGCCTTTAATTGCTTCTCTCATTATGTGCCTCGCAAATTAGTTGTTGTAACAAACATATCTAACCACCAGACATATTTAGCCGTAATATGCTGCAAAGTACCTTTTTTATGTTCTAACCCGGTATATGCTGAGCTATACTGCCAGCCGAGCAATGCGCTTCTAACCTCGGCTTTCAGTGCGTCCATAGTGGTATGATCGCCTATAATGAATACACCAACCTCGACAATACTCTCCTGGCTTACGCAGTTATCAAGATTGCCTGGATAAGATGTTTCATCACCATGAAATACGTAGATTGCAGGCGCGTTTGTAGTAGGATCGTCAAACGGCTGCATTGTCCACGAGTACTCAATCGTGTCAAAACTAGACGTATTATTCTCTAGTTGAGCAATTAAATCGGCTATCATGTGATAATCACCGTCATTGAATAACCATCATCATCAATAGTCCGACCGATAACCCATGTCCTTGTATTTGTTTTGATAGTATCACCGACTGTCACATCCCTTGTAAGGAAAGTGGCTGTATCAGCATAAGAAACCGCATCATCACCCCTTGCCTCTGTAAATTCATTAACGATTGCTACATCTCTGTTAATATCTATGTCAACCTGATAATTACCATGTGTAGCAGAACAAATAATTGCTTTACCTTTTGAGTTATCACTAATTGATCTCAAAATATTTTCAGTGGCACGTTTAAATACGTCTACCATAACGATACTCAATAAAAACCCTGCCGTACTATTAACGGCAAGGCTTTGTTTTAGCGGCTTAATATAATTAAGCTACTGTACCAGGGCCAACATTCAGTTTTACTTTAACTGTTGCGGTGTCTGCTCCTTTAGCTTCCATTGCGACACAACAAAGTGATACATCACCTGATGCTGGACTGGCTGCATTGTCGTCAAACTTGCTTACACTTGAATCCCAGATAACCGTTTCGCCCTGAGCGATAACAGCAGCAGCCACTTTAGCGCAAGTAAACACGCCTGATATTTGCACTGAGCCAGTTGAACCATTTGCGATATCTTCAAGCGCGATACCCATGATTTCACCGATAACCAAAACATCACCAGATGAAATTGCTGCACCGGCTGTGTAAGTGATAACTTCACCGGCATTTACATAATTTGTAGCCATTTTTATTTCCTCAAATAAAAGCCTGCCAATCGCAGGCTATAATTAATTACGCACCGGCATTTTTATACATAGTACGGTAATCTAACGCTTTAGCAGCAGCGTCAATTCTTACCTTGAACTCAACCCCGTCGATATTCCAACCGGACTGCTGTTCAAGCACTGGACTCTGGACCCCATCAAGATACGAAATCTCAACAGTGTCAGTCACGGTACGATTAGCCAGCATATACCATGCTGTCGCGCTATTTGCATCTAATCTTGCATCAGCAATAACTTCAACCATTCCGCGGACAGTATTTGGAACTTTTGAGTTAGCTTGCTGAGTGGCTGTGATTTGAGTTTCAGAGTTATTCACAACCATTGCTGAACTACGCAACGCTTCTGGGACAAGAACATAAGAAGGTCGGATGTTCAGAGTTGTACCTGTTGCGTCTGTTTGTTTCGCCATAGCGGTACGTGCAGCATCAAATGTTGCTGTTGATGGTGCCGCGCCTGAACCGGCAAGGTTAGAGTGATCGGCATGGAATAGATCTACACCATCAGACATATCAGCATTAGTGGTAATTACCGAATAAGCCAAGTTACCAACAGTGCGAACCGCTGCACGTCCCATCTTACGAGGGACTTCTGTAAATGCACGTAAATCATCGTTAATAATGGCCTGGCGTGTAATTGAGAACAGCTTACCATAAGTAACTAATTGCACTGTTTCACCGCGATCTGCAACTGTACCATAAGTGTATTCTGCACCTTCTGGCACTTCAGCTAATGCTGGCATAGTATTTAAGTCTACGCGAGTGGTTGCTTTAAAGTCAGTCAGTGTGCCTACATTTGTCCACAGTTGGAACGTTTCATCAGCTTCTTCATAACCACGCAACATAGATTTGTTGGCTGTACTTGAAAGGATTGTTGAAAAGTCGCTTGTCGTATGAGTAAAAGCAGCAGCCACAATATCTAACTGCCCCATGCCTCTTGTGGACTTGCCTGCTTTTTCCAGTAAGAGTCGTGCAATTTCATATAGTTTATAGCCTCGGTACTCATTACTGAGATCGTCTTTAGCCATATTTGCACGTACCGATATAGCATTGGTTAAGCCTTCGCGTAATTTGTCACGACTGTCTTCAACGACAATTATATTAGATGTACCGACAACAGGTTTTTCGCCTTTACCCATTTCATCCAACAATTGAACCCTTGCTGACTCAGCATTGCAGTCCATGTCATCAAGGCATTTATTCATCAAATCGCCATGCGTATCTTTGAACCGCTCAAATACGACTTTAATACCGTCTTTGCGCTTGCTTTCCGCTTTAGCAAATTCAAGCTTTGCTTCGGCTTTAATAGCATCTTTATCAACAGCCAAAGGATCTGTATCCTGTGGCATGGTTTCTTTTTTGACTTCTTTAGTCATTTTTACTTCCTCTTTTAATATTCCAGCCACGTTGCCGGATGTTGAAACATCTGTTTCCATTGCTGTTTCTGTATCAATGGATTTAAAATTATTTATTTCTAGTAATTGCTCTGGCACTTTTTCAAGTTTTGATAAATCAAAATTATTCACGACTTCAACTTCATCTGTGATTTCGTCAATAAAACCTTCATCTAACGCTTCTTGTGCTGTCATCCATGTGACATCATCCATCATATCGCTGATTTCATCATCACTTTTGCCAGTTTTACTTGTATAGACATTTACAATATTAGTCTTCATCTTGTCCATCACATCAGCAATTGTTTTAAGATCTTTAGACTCACCATAAGCGCCACCCCTCGGATTGTGGATCATATAAAGACCGTTTGATGCCATTCTGATCGGAGCACCCGACATTGATATCACAGTTGCCATTGATGCGGCCAAAGAATCAATCTGAACAATCAAATTGCCCTTAATATTCTTTAGAGCGTTATAAATGGCATTACCATCTGTGATATTCCCCCCAGGGCTGTTGATCCTTAAAGTAATATCTTTCGCGCTCTTAATGGCTTTTAAATCATCAATAAACTGTTTAGCAGTGATCCCAAAAAAACCAATCTCATCATAAATAGATATTTCTGCTGTTTTCTTGCCTACGTTCTTGATGTCGTACCACGATTTATTCTTCATCTGCAATATCCTCTGAAACAGACGTTTCGGACACGCCCATTTTTTCATTTTCTTTAATAACTTCGTTCATTACATCATCTGGGTTTTCCCCCAACTCACGTATGATCTTAGATCGTGACTTAACGCCTATATTATTCAAGATGCTATTACCTTCAGCCTCTTTCTTTGGATCAATCCACGGGATAACCGGATTTTGAAAATGCACATCATATAATGTTGTTAAATCAGCCTCTGGTGGTAAATTTAACAATCCAGCCGCATCAGCAGCAGTAATAAAATTATTCCAGATTGGCCTTGTCCACCCGTTGTTAAATTCATCAATCAATATGTCATAACTGCCTTTTTGTTCTACAAGCTCCTGACGCTGAGATGAATAAGTGCCTTCATAATTCTTTGAAATAGTTGAATAACCCGCACCGGTGCCTGCTGAGACCATCTTCAACATTGAGTTTCTAAAGTCTGTTAATAATCCGCTTGGCCTATTTGACTGCATAGATACAGGCTCTTCGCCAGGCAGCAAATCATCATAGATAATACCAGGGGACATTTCATAATATCGGTTTCCATCATCATCCCCAGAGCTAACATTAGCCGCGCTGAATATCTCAGGATCTCGTTTGATAAATGATGTCATTGCTGCAGCAACTCTCGCCGCTATCCTTTCTGACTCTTCATAATCTTTAATGTCATCAAGCCTGGTGAATACCGATGCAAATACAGACATCCCACGGGTTTGATGCAGTCGATCCTTTAAGGCAAGATGAGTCATTTTATTAGCAGGGACTGTTCTTACGTCTGCTGAATTAAATCGACCTAAAGCAAGTGAAATAGAATCCAGGCTTTTTAGTAGGTAATAACTTCTTGGTTCACCCCATGCATTAAATTTTATTCCTGCTTTGATGTTCTTTGCGTCATCTTCGTAATCAACTGGCAAAAAATCCGGTTCAAGCAGTTCAATGCTATAAGGGATTTCTGTTGAATGATTAAGACCCCTGGTATTTCCGATAATATGTTTTGTGAGAACTTCGCCATCACGCAGCCATGTACGGCAAGCTAACCTGGCAGCCTTGCCCCATGAGTTACTTTTTGTGACTTCTGGCCTATAAGACCACTTCATAAACCTGTGTAATAATTCACGATTAACATCAGGCAGTAAATTTCCTTCTGAATCCTTGATTAATGGCTGCGGTATGATTTGAGCGCCGACCACCCTTGCGACCAACGTGTTTAACACACCTTTAGCCATATCATGATTTCTATCAAGTTCACGGCTTAATTCGCGCATGGTGGCAAGACTGCTGTTAACCTCATCATCAGCAGTAGTCGCGCCGCCTATCCTTGTTTTGCGCTGATTGCCTGTTTCAGTTGCTGCGTAAGCATTTCTCGCATTGAGTACAGACAATTGTTTTTCAGCAATATGACGCTTTAATGCCCACCTTGGCGATATTGCTTGAATAACTTTATCTAATCGGTTCATACAAATTTGGCCGTTGAATAAGGTTTAGCCGTTCCATCATCAACATTAAGATAGCGTTTTATTGCGTTATAAGTCTGCATCATGTCTCTATTGGTTTTGTATTCAATGGTTTTACCATTAATGATAACTGTATCTTCACCTGCGACAAGTGCAGCTTCGATTGACTCTAAATCAGCGGTAGTCCACGCCATTATCTAATCCATCCTTTTCGGCTTCTGACAAAATCATTTGTATTACGCCTTGCTTTTGTCGGCGTAACCGGGATTTTTGCTTCTGCATTTATTTTCATTGTAGTGTAATCAGTAATCGTTTTTTGTTCTTGCTGTAATATCAATTCAAGTGCTGCAAGTGCATAAACTCTGCAATCTAATGCTTCTACTCGCGCCCTTTTAGCGACCCAGATTAAATGTGGCCTACCCATTTTGTACCTGGTAACAAGTTTCTCGCCGGTTAACTGTTCAAAATATTCAGAGTCATAACTTGCGTTATTCTTAAAATGACAATAATTCGGCCCTGGTGCTTGCGTTTTAAGCATTGAATAAACAATTGCTTTTCCCTGATCTACGCCTAATATTTCTGGTTTTACGCCCGACTTCCTGGCCAATCTCAGCCGTTGTCCGCGCTTACGTCTGTCTTCAATCAAGGTGTAATTGGCACCGGCCTGGCCTTTAATTGAAAACATGTATGAATGTTTCTCAACAAAGTTATACACAAACTGAGTGTTATAACCTGAGTCTATTGCCCCAGCCATCGGTCTTAACTGAATAAGTATGTCGTGCAGATCAGACCAAACTTCATCACTTGCCGTGTCACCAGGTATAATAATGTAATCAAGCGACCAACTTTCTTTCCCTTCACCCCACCCGACATGTTCTAACTCTATTCTGTCTTTCTGGACATCAATACCAACGGTAGTAATAGATACTTCATCCGGGTGGTCATACTCTTCCCGTCGGGCCATGATGCCCGTATATTCAATACTCTCGCCCTGTTCTTCCCAGGTTTCGCCAAGCGATGTATTGACAAATGTCTTTAGTGTTTCTGGTGATTTCTTTGCTTCAATGAAATCTATCTCAATATCAAGCCACCGGCGCCAAGGGCTGACATACTCATTTAGATGAAACCCTCTCGTATCGTAATGGTCTGCTTGTGCAAACCATTTGCCGGGTTTAGATTTCCATTCCACTTCACTGTGAATTGAGCCACAAGCGTTGCAATTCGCCTCAACCTTTTTGAGTTTTTCGTCTTTATATGTGTGTTGTAAATGTTTTCGTTTGATTTGTTGATGACTTCCGCAGGATGGACATTCGAGTTTAAAGACTTCCTGTGTGCTGTCCTCATATGCCGCCTCAATACGTGATATATCTTTAATTGTCGGAGTAGAAACAAGTACAATCTTTTTATTCCAGAATGTTGATGTACGTTTTACCGCAAGATTAACTGGATCACCCTCAGTACCGGCGGATATAGGATATCTGTCTATTTCATCACATAATAAGATCCTGATTGGCCTTGACGCTAATGACGCAGGGCTATTAGCCCCTGCCATTGTGATATGACCACCAGGGAATTGCTTATGCAACATTGTTGAGCCGGAACTGCGGCTTTTTGTGTCACCCATCTTGTTCTTTAATGACAAAGTATCCCTTACCATCGGTGCCAGCCTATCTTTAGAAAATGCCTGCGCCATCTCTAATGTCGGCTGTAATAACAGGATCGGACTCGGATCGTTTTCAATATAATAACCAAGGATATTTAAAATCACCTCAGTTTTGCCTACCTGTGCACTTGTCATCATAACGATCCGCTTTATTAGTGGCTCGTTAAACGCATCCATTATCCCTTTTTGATAAGATGCTCTATCTGTTCTCCATCTACCAGGCTCAGCACTGGACTCACTTGAAAGCATCCGGTTGGCATCGGCCCATTCACTAACTGTTAAGTTGGGCGGTGGAGCCGCGACTCTGTTCGCCAACTGGCTGATTTTCTGAATAACTTTCATTGCTTTCTGATAATTCTTGTAATGCTTCGTAAATATGCGCTTTCAAGATCGCATCAACTTCTTCAAAATCCTGTATATTCAATAGCAAATGTGCTGTTTTAGTTGGCAAAGAAAGCATTTTTGCTCTAAATGCGCTAACTTTAGCTGACCAGGTATCAAGCACTTCTTCTGCTGTAATAAGCCTGCCTTTAAGCACGTCTTCTTCTAATGCTGTTTTGTTGGCTTGGTGAAATGTTAATCTGGCTCTCTCGGCTTCAAGGCTGTGATATTCTCCGTTTTCATCGGATGACATGTGACCTATCTTTCTCTCAACCAACCAATCGACAACTTTCTCAATATCATAAAAGTTTTTATTACCGCGGCCTTTACCATACTGTACCGGCATACCTGCTTTTTGCCATGCACTTATGGTTTGTTGCGATCTGCCGATTAATTCGCTTAATTCAGCTTTGTGGACTAATTTACCCATTATTTAGACGTAGCAAATGCATAGCGTAACCCCGCCGTTATTTCTTTTGAATAGTTCTCGTCCACTGCTTTACGTCCGGTTTTATAAAAATCAAACAACGCCTGGTAATTTGGTGTAACTTCAACCATGACTGGCTTTATTTTGCTGGGGCTACGCAGATCTTTTTCGTAAATAGTAACAAAACCTTTTCTAGTCTTTGAAAAGAACTTGTATTTACCTGATGACAACTTTTTATCAACACCTTTGGTTATATTTTTAACCCTGGCTTTAGCCATATTCCCGTATGAATTTAATCGTTCATACTTTGACGGCATGAACCGTCTGGGTTTGCCTTTGATATTCATCATGCGTTCAAATGGCTTTAACTTGCGCCTGCCGCCTTCAATTTCAGCTTCAAGATACTCGCCCGCGCCACTCACATTTGGTTTAAATGTTTGTTTTAGTCCAACTATTGCATATGGAACTGAATGTTTTTTCAGTGCAGATTTGACGAAAACTGAGTTTACCGTAAAAGGCTTAGGTGCTTTGAACTTGTAAAGCATCCTGGCCTGTTCGTAAAGTTGTGCTTTCTTTGCTGTTCTTGTGATACCCACAACTAAACCGAATTTGACGTTTTTTTTAGCTTTTTTGATATCAGCCTTTAATTCTTTGAGATCATTAAATTGTAATACAATCATTTTCTTTCAGGCATAAAAAAAGCCTCATGTGAATGAGGCTTAAAACGGAGTGAGACACAAAGGATATGGGTAAATGCGCACTTCATACCTTTATACCACTTATGACTTATGGTTTCAAGTATTTAGATATTTACAATAATAGGGATTATTGAACACATAATTTTGCCATA